AAGTGACACCTGCACTTGAGCGTCTACGAATTAGTCCTTTGGACTTAAAAGCCAGAATTTACCGGCAACATACGCTTGCCGTGCGAAGCCACCACGCGTGATGGCCAAGGGACTCAAGGGATTGTCCAAAATTTTGCGGGCAGCAGGACTGCCAGAGGGCGAAAAGTACAAGAAGGGCAAGAAAGCCAAGACCAGCAGGCGCAAGCCTCGGCCGGTGGCCGAAGTGGTGTTGACGCAGAATGTGGGCAGATTGCCTAAACGTGCAATGGGAGACAGAATCGGACGATCACTCGCAGTCTGGGACGCGAAAGTGCTCGCTCACCTGCCACTGCCTCGAGCGGTCGGGCCGTATTCCGCTGTACGTTACACTGCTGTTGTCAACTCTAGCGCGAGTAACATCTTGTTTGGGACGTTTAAGAGGGAAGCAGGGCGAGGGAATTGGACCGACATCTGTGCTGTCGAGGGAGTGACGTCATCGGCGTTCATCAACCTCGCTAACAACACGCGGTACTTTTGCTTGCCCATGGACACACTGGACACGTCATCCTTGGGCACAACTTGTTGCCCATCAGCGTTGACAGTTCAAATGATGAACCCTGAAGCGTTACAGACAACTAGTGGCATCTTGTATGCCGGTGTTATGAGCACACAGGCGGCCATCGAGGGCCGTGCCGAGAGCTGGGACGATTACTTTAACCGTTTCATCTCATTCCAGTCACCTCGACTGATGTCGGCAGGCAAATTGGCGCTGAAGGGCGTGCAGGCGAACAGCTACCCGTTGAACATGGAGCCACTGGCTGAGTTCACGCGGCTTGCTCTGACCGTCGCACCGCCCGTTGTTGGCACGCTTGCCACGGGAACCACGGGACCTTCAGGTTGGGCGCCTATCTTGGTGCACAACCCGAATAACGTGCAGATGCAGTACTTAGTAACCGTCGAGTGGCGGGTCAGGTTCGACCTGACCAACCCAGCTTCTTCAAGCCACAAGCTCCACGCTCCGACTTCGGACGCGACTTGGGGTCATCTGATCAAGCAAGCCACTTCGCTAGGACATGGTGTCGTCGACATTGCGGAACTTGGTGCCCGAGCGGCCCAGGTTGCCAGCGTCTTCGCTTCCTTGTAGACCCGCGGTTAGCGAGGTCGGGTGTTGCGACAACCGCACACTGACGACGACGAAAGAGTCGAGACGTGGGTGAGAGGACCCATGTGAG